CCGGCCGCTCAGGTGCTGCACATCTTCGAACCGGTCGAGCCGGGCCAGCTGCGCGGCGTGCCGCGATTGTCACCGGTGCTGAAGCGCCTGCGCAGTCTCGACAACTACGACGACGCGGTGTTGTTTCGCCAAGAGGTGGCCAACCTGTTTGCCGGGTTCATCAGTCGACCGGCCCCGGACTCCGGACCACAACCCAGAGATCCAGTCACCGGCCAGCTGTTGAATCTGGATCGCGACGGCTTCACGCCGATGGTCGCGCTGGAACCAGGCACCATGCAGGAGCTCGGTCCAGGTGAAGAGGTCGAATTCTCGAAGCCGCCGGACGCCGGCAACAACTATCCGGACTTCATGCGGCAGCAACTGATGGCTGCCGCTGCCGGTACCGGCACACCGTACGAGATCCTCACTGGCGACATGCGCGAGGTCAACGACCGGGCGTTGCGCGTGGTGCTCAACGAGTTTCGCCGTCGGTTGGAGCAACTGCAATTCAGCGTTTATGTGCACCAGCTCTGCCGCCCGGTCCGGGCCGCGTGGATGGACATGGCCGTGCTGTCCGGCATCCTGACACTGAAGGACTATGCCCAGCGTCGACGCGAATACCTGCGCACTCGTTGGGTGCCGCAAGGCTGGGCCTACATTCAGCCGGTGCAGGACGTTCAGGCCCGCCGCATGGAAGTGCAAGCCGGTTTCGCTTCGCGTAGCGAAATGGTCCTGCGCACCGGCTACGACGCGGAAACGGTCGATGCAGAAAACGCTGCCGACCTTCTGCGAGCCACGAAACTTGGCCTCAATTACACCACTCTCGAAGCTTTCGTCCCCGTCGACGAAAAGGAGCAACCATGAGCAAAAAAGCGCGACCCCGCGTTTACAACCGGGCTGGCAAGCGCGTGCAGGTGCAGGACAAAACCTGGTACGCGCTGCAAGCCAGCGGTGAAGCCGCCGAGCGAGTGATCGAGGTCTTCGTCTATGGCGAGATCGGTACCTGGGGCATCACCGCCAATCAGTTTGTGCAGGACCTGCGCGCCATGGACGACGGCGTCTCGCCGGTGATCGCGGCCTTCAATAGCATCGGCGGCGATCTGTTCGACGGCCTGGCCATGCACAACGCACTGTCGCGACTGGGGGAACGCTGCACCGGCCGCATTGATGCATTGGCCGCCAGTGCCGCGAGCGTGGCGGTATGCGGCGCGCACCGGGTGGTGATCGCGTCCAACGCGATGTTGATGATCCACAACCCCTATACCTATGCCGGTGGCGATGCAGAGGACTTCCGCCGGGTCGCTGATGTGCTGGACCAAACCCTGGAGGCGATCATCGCGGCCTACAAGGCCAAGGCCCCGGACATCGACGAAGCCGAATTGCGCCGCATGGTCAACGCCGAAACCTGGTTGACCGCCGGTGAGGCGGTGGCACTGGGGCTGGCCGATGAGATCGGTGATGGTGTCACGGTCAAAGCGTGTCTCGGCCAAGGCGCTGTGCTTCAGCGTTACCAGCATGCACCGGCGGATTTGTTGGCCCAGCTCGATGAGCCACCCGAACCGGATCCGGATCTGAAGCCGGACGATCCGCCACTGACACCGCCTGTGGTCGACTCGGCCAAGCTGGCCTTGATGATCACTCAGCGTTGCGCCGAGTCGGGCATTAGCAATCTGATCGAGCCGCTGCTCAGTTCTACCAAGCTCGAAAGCGAATCAATCGTCCAGGCGGGACTGACCCGCGCCAAGGCGGTTAACGATCTTTGCGTTGCTGCCCGCTTGCCGGAGTTCAGTGTTGAATACGTCGCGGCAGGGCTGGATGCATCGGCCGTTCGCGCGCGTCTGTTCGACAAGATCGTCACCAGCGGCAAGGGCTTTGAAATCGACAACAGCCTGCCGCTGGACAATGACCCGGCACCGAAAGTGCTGGCCAAACAACCCGATCCCACCTCGATCTGGGCCGCTCGACAAGCCGCCCAATGCGGAACTGCGCACGGCGCGAAAGGAGCAAGACCATGACCATGACCATTAAAAAAGAACCGATCCACGCCGGTGAGTTCCTGCTGTCTGAAGGCGCGGGGAACATCTCGCGTGAGTCCATCAATGTCGCAGCCGGCCCAGCGCTGTACCCGGGCCAGATCCTCGGCCTGGTAACGGCTACCAGCGAATTCGCGCCGTACGCTCCGGCTGCCGAAGATGGCAGTCAGACGGCGGTAGCGATTCTCTTCGGTCCGCTGGGTGAGTCGGATGTGGTGCGACGTGGCCGCGCCGTCGTGCGGCTGGCTGAAGTCAGCGAAGCACACCTGACAGGGCTCGACGCCGACGCCGAAAAAGACTTGGCCGCCCATTTCCTGATCGTTCGATAAGCCGATCAGCCCACTTTATGCACCCCGCCTTGAGCGGGGTTTTTCATTTCTGGAGAGTACCCATGGCCGAAATCGCCATTTTTGACGACGAAGCGTTCACCGTTACCGCGCTCACCGCTGCACTCAATGAACAACCGTACCTGCCGGGCCGCATCAGCGCGCTGGGTCTGTTTCGCGAGGAAGGGGTTACGACCCTGACCGTGCAGATTGAAAAGGACGGCGACACCCTTGCATTGGTACCGGCCGGTGAGCGGGGGAGTTCTGGCCTGGTGGTCGCGGCCAGCAAGCGCAACCTGATCCCATTCAACACCGTCCACCTGCCAGAGCGCTTCACCATCAAGGCAGACGAGATTCAGGGGATTCGCGCCTTCGGTACCCGCACCGAATTGCAGGCGGTACAGGACGTGGTCAATACCCGCCTAGCCAAAGCGCGCAGGCAGTTGGACGCCACTCACGAGTTCCAGCGCATGGGCGCCCTCAATGGCCTGATTCTCGATGCCGATGGATCGACGGTACTGTTGGACCTATACGACCGTTTCGGTGTGCAGCGTCAGAAGCTGCCCATGGGCCTGGCCGATCAGAGCACCGAGCTGCGGGTCAAATGCGGCGAAGCGCTGGATATGCAAGAGGACGCGCTGGGCAGTGTGACCAGTACCGGCTCCCGCGCCTTCTGCGGCAAGAACTTCTGGAACAAACTGATCGTTCACAAGGCGATCAAGGAAACCTACCTCAACAGCCAGCAAGCGGCGGCATTGCGCGGTGATGCCCGTGAAAGCTTTGAGTTCGGCGGCATTGTCTGGGAACGCTACCGTGGCAAAGTCGCCGGCGTGTCGTTTGTCCATGATGACAAGGCGCTACTGATACCCGAGGGTGTTCCCGATCTGTACATCTCAGTATTTGCTCCGGCCGACTACATGGAAACGGTCAACACCCAGGGCATTCCGTACTACAGCATGATCGAGCCACTGCCGTTCAACAAAGGCATGGCCGGTGAAGCTCAGTCCAACCCGCTGCACCTGTGCACCCGACCTCGTGCACAGATCCTTCTGGAACTCTGACCATGGGCTTTCGCGATCTGATCGCCGAGGTCGACGCCGTGGTGTTCGAAACGCTGGGCGACACCGCTCGGATCGAGGGTCGCTATGAACCGGTCCTCGGCATGTTCGCGGCGCCCTGGTTGCAGCCGAAGATCGGCAAGCTCAACACGGGACTGCGTGAGCCTCGGTTTGAAATTCGAGTCAGCGATTCGCACGGTCTTGAGCAGGGCATGTTGGTCACCATCGAACTGCCTGAGCTGGACGGCGGCGGCGACTACGACCTGTTGCAGCTGGAGCCGAGCGGTGACGGTCTGGTCGCCTTAATTCTGAGGATGCGTGCATGAGTGTCGGCAGCTATTTCAAGCCATCGGCCGGCGGCGGGATGCTCTCCATCCAGTCCTCGGCGGCAGATCTGAAAGCCTTCGAGGAATTTGCCAAGGTGGTACCGAAAGCGGCAGCCGCGGCTCAGCGTCGAGCGATCAACAAAACGTTGGGTTGGCTGCGCACTCACATTGCCCGGGCTGTCAGCCGACAAGAACGCATTGCCGTTGCGGCGGTTCGTCAGCGCTTGCGCAGCTACCCGGTCTCCGGTGGGGCCACCAGCGGCAAGTTGTGGTTCGGTCTCAACGCGATTGAGTCCAGCCGGATCGGCCGCGCACGACAGTCTGGCAGCGGTGTGTCGGTCGCTGGGCGGCGTTACCAGGGCGCCTTTCTGAAGAAGGTCTACGGCAACAAGCCCGACATCTGGATTCGTACCGCGAGCAAGCATTTCAACGCGGACGATTATCCCGATAGCACGGTGTCGTCGGGTGGCGGTGCCAGTTCGGGGTGGGTCGCGGAAAACGGCGACCGCTTTCCGCTGGCCAAAGCCAAGGTGTCACTGGAGCAGGCGCGTCCGCACTTCGATACCTGGGTCAAACGCGCTGATGCACGCTTGCTGGAAATCCTGCAGCAGGAATTCAACTTTGAGCTGCAGAAGTATTTGAAGGGGACGGCCAATGTCTGACGAGCCTTTTAGTCTTGATCAGCTCTACCAGGCGATTGAACAGTGCCTGCTTAGCAGACTGTCGGGGATCAAAGCGGTGACGGCCTGGCCGAACATAAAGGATCGGATTGCACTGCCGGTGGTGTTCATTGAAATGGCCGAGTTTGAGCCTGGCAAAGACATCGGCATCGGGGAGACAACCCTGGTTTGCAAGTTCGAGGCGCGGATCATTGTTGATCCAATTCTTGCGAAGCACTGCCAGCAGGCCGCGCACCTGGCGGCGCAATTGGCCGTGTTGCTGCGCATGCAAACCTGGGGCGTTGCGGTCGAGCCTGCCGAGTTTGTCCAGGCAATGCAGGATTGGACCAAGCCGGAGCTGGATGGCTACGTGGTCTGGTTGGTGGAATGGACACACCAAATTTACCTGGGCATTGAGGAATGGCCATGGCCGGACGAACCGCCAGGCTCGCTGGTGATTGATGTTGAACCGGGGGATGGCCCCGTTGCACCGGAGGATCTGCTGTGAGTTACGCCGGCGCCGAGCATGACCGCATGATTGCGGCCATGCTGATGCCGTGTGCGGTGGTCGGTGTGGATCTGGCGGCGCCGGCGGTGCGGGTATCGAATGGCGAATGGACCAGCGCCTGGGTGCGTTGGCACAGCCTCGCGGCCGGCAAGGCGCGGCACTGGCGCGCGCCGAGTCTGGGCGAGCAGGGGGTGTTGTTTAACCCCAGTGGTCAGGCCGGTATGGGGACCTTTATCGCCGGGCTGTACGGCAACGCTGGCGCCCAGCCGGACAATCGCGATCATGTGGAAGTCTGGCGTTTTGACGATGGCGGTTCGCTGATCTACGACTGGGCGGCCAAGACCTACACCATCAACCTGCCAACCGGCACGGTAACCATCAAGGTCGGTAGCACCGTGGTCGCCGTTACGGATAACGCCGTGTCGGCCAAAGTAGGTGGCACCGAGGCGACGCTGACCGCTGATTCGCTGACGGTCAAAACGGCCGCGATCAAGTTGGTCGCGGCGGTGGAGATCGACGGCACGTTACACGTAACGAAGAGCGTCACCAGTGACGCCTCGATCATCGACGCCACGGGTAACAGCAACCACCACTCGCATTAATCAATCATTCCTTTTTTCCGGCCCGCCCAGTGCGGGTTTTTGAATGCCTGGAGAAACCATGGCCAAGCCAACTGAAGAGCCCGCTGTCGATCATTCGCCAGCGGCGGATCTGCTGCTGAAGTTTCGCGACAAGGTTTATACCTCGCGCACCCTGATCATTCCTAAAACCGGTCGAACATTGCCGGTGGCGAAAGGCTGCGTCGAAGTGTCGGCGTCCGATGAGCACGCCGTTAGCTACCTAAAGAGCCACGAAGAATTCGAGCCACTGAAGGAGTGATTTAGATGATCGGAATGGATCGCCAAACCGGCCAACCCATCTCCGGCATCGAGCATCTGCGTCAGTCCATGGGCGACATATTGGGCACGCCGCTGGGGAGTCGCCGGCACCGTCCGGAATACGGCAGCAAACTCCGCGCCTATGTCGATCTGCCGGTTAACGCCGGGTGGAAAAGCTCGGTTCAAGCGGAGGCGGCCAGGGCCTTGGGGCGCTGGGAGCCGCGCCTGAAGCTGGAGAGCGTGCGCGTGCTGGCGGTGGTGGGCGGAAAAATCGACCTGAGCATTGCCGGTGAGTTCCTCGGCGACCGCTTTCTACTGGAGGTGAGTGTATGAGTGCCTTGGATCTGTCGGCGCTGCCGGCGCCGGAGGTGCTGGAGCCCCTGGACTTCGAAGACGTTTATGCGGAAGACCTGGGCACGTTCCGCAGCTACATGGGCGGCAACTGGTCGGCGACGCTGGAAAGCGATCCGGTCACCAAGGTGCTGGAGGTGGGGGCTTACAACAAGGTCGGCAACCGCGCCCGGGTCAACGATGCCGCCAAGGCGCTGCTATTGGCGCATGCGATCGGCAATGACTTGGACCACCTGGGGGCGAATTACAACCTGAAGCGCCTGGTGATCCAGGCCGAGGATCTGACAGCGGTGCCGCCGGTACCGGAGGTCAAGGAAAAGGACGATCCGTTTCGCGAGCGCATCCAGTTGGCCTTTGAGGGGTTGACCACGGCGGGGCCGCGTAACAGCTACATCCTGCATGCGCGCAACGCCTCGGGGCTGGTGGCGGACGCCACGGCGGAAAGCCCGTCACCGTGCTGCGTTACGGTAACGGTGCTGAGTTCGGAAGGCGAAGGGGTGGCCAGTCCTGAGTTGTTGGCCACCGTGGCGGCCGAGTTGAATGACGAGGATGTGCGGCCACTCACGGACTTTGTGACGGTGCAAAGTGCCGAGATTATCCACTATCAAATCAACGCCATTTTGCACATGAACGGCGCCGGTCCCGAGGGTGACGCCAGTCTGGCGGAAGCCATCAAGCGCTTGGCGGCCTGGATCAATCCGCGCAAGCGGCTGGGCGTCGAGGTCGCGCGCTCGGCGGTGGACGCGCAGTTGCACGTTGCCGGCGTTTCCCGGGTCGAACTGACCGGGTGGGTGGACTTGGCCCCGACCAAGGCTCAGGCAGCGTTTTGCACCGGTTTTGACGTGGTGCTGGCGGGCGCGCCATGAAAAGCCTGCTGCCGAGCAATAGCACGCAACTGGAGCGCGCGCTGGAGGCGTCGTTTTACGAACGCACGATTATCCCGCTGCGCACCCTCTACAACGCTCAAACCTGCCCGGTGCATTTGCTGCCCCATCTGGCGTGGGCATGGTCGGTTGACCGTTGGGACCATCGTTGGTCCGAAGCGACCAAGCGCGCGGCCATTGGCGCGTCTTATTACATCCATGCCCGCAAGGGGACCATCGGCGCGCTGCGCCGGGTGGTCGAGCCGCTGGGCTACCTGATCGAGATCGTCGAGTGGTTCAAGACCGTGCCCAAGGGTGTGCCGGGCACCTTCGCGCTGAAGGTCGGCGTGCTGGACACCGGTATCACCGAAGAAATGTTCCAGGAGTTGGAGCGCCTGATCGACGACGCCAAGCCGGTGACTCGGCATATGACTGGCCTCGATATCACGCTGGAAACCCATTTGGACGCCTATGTCGGCATCGCTGTGTATGACGGCGACGAGATCGATGTTTACCCCTGGAGCAATCCCGATATTGACGTGGTGATCCAGGGCTACCACGGCGTTAGCGAATACACCCTCGACGAATTGGACGTGTACCCCCATGGTTAATGCAAACTCTCTTTTCGGCGGCATGCTCACGATTCAGGGGGCCGCCAAGAAAACCAACTGTGACGCGCTCGGTATCCCGTGGGAACCGCGTTATATGTTGATCGGCGATGCGAACGGCGCCGATCCGGTGCCATCTGCTTCGCAGACACAGCTAATCAATCAGGTCTACCGCGCTCAGCTCAATCAACTGCGTGTCTCCCCCACGGACGACAACATTTTGATTGCCGAGCTGGTGTTGCCGCCAGACGTAGGCGGCTGGTGGATTCGCGAGCTGGCACTGGAGGACAAAGACGGCGTGTTCTCGGCGGTGGCCAATGCGGCGCCCAGCTACAAGCCCCTGTTGGCACAAGGGTCAGGGCGCAATCAGGTGGTGCGGATGCACATCATCACCACCGGCACGGCCAACATTCAGCTCAAGATCGATCCCAGCGTGGTGCTGGCGACGCGTGAGTATGTCGACCAGAAGGTATTGGCCGAACTGAGCAAGCAGGATTTTAAGCATTCGGCGTTGGTGGCTACCACCGGCCCGGTGGTGCTGAGTGGCCTGCAAACGGTCGACGGGGTGCCGTTGCCGGTGGGCGCGCGGGTGCTGGTGAAGAATCAGGCGGCCCCGAACGATAACGGCCTTTACAGCGTTGCGGCCGGCCTGTGGTCGCGTTGCGCCGATGCGGATAGCAGCCTGGAGGTTACGCCCGGGTTGTTCGTGCATGTCGAGCGCGGCATGGCCAACGGCGACAGCATTTGGCAACTGGTGACGGATGCGCCGATTGCCTTGGGCGCAACGGATCTGCTGTTCGAAATGGCGGCCGGTCGCACCGGCATCAACGCCGGGACGTATCGCAGCGTGACCGTCGACAAGTACGGCCGAGTGGTGGGCGGCACCAACCCGACCACACTGGCCGGGTATGGGGTTGATCCGGCGTCGCAGGCTGAAGCCGAGGCGGCGACGGATCAGGACAACACCAAACCCATGACCGCCTTGCGGGTGTTTCAGGCGATCGCCAAACGGGTAGTGCAGGCCACGGAGACCGTCTTTGGCTGGGCCAAGGTGGCGACGCAGGCGCAGACCAATTCGGGAGCTGATGACACGGTGATGGTGACGCCCAAAAAAATGCGATTCGGGTTTGCATCAAGCTTTAACGCTCAGGGCTACATCGTGTTTCCGACGTGGCTGGGCGGAATCATCCTCCAGTGGACGACCGGCGCGGCGATGACGCCGGGGTCAGCTGGTGCCGTGTATTGGCCGATCGCATTCCCGAATGCGTGTTTGTGTGCCATTGCTGTGCCGCGAGGCAGTGCAGGGAACTCTCAGGCCGGAAACATCGTGGCCGGTAATATCTCGACTGTCGCGGCGGATCTGTACAACTGGGGTCCGATCAACACCCCCTCGCGAATCTTTGCCATCGGAGCCTAATCAGTGAAGCGTTTCTATAGTCAGACGACGCAAACGACCTACCTTGAAGATCTGCATAAAACCATGCCGAGCGACGCTAAGGAGATTTCTGAGGCGCGCTATCTGGAGGTTCTCGCGAACCCTGCGCCGGACAAGGTCCGGGGTCATGACGCCGAGGGGCTGCCAATCTTGGTCGATCTGCCGCCGGAAAGCTGGGCGGCGTTGGAAAGGGGCTGGCGAGACGGCGAAATTTTGCGCGTGCAATGGCTGCGTGACCGGCATCGGGACGAGCAGGACCTTAGTCGAGCGACCACGCTTTCGGCCGCGCAATTCGTGGCGCTGCTGAGCTATGTGCAATCGCTTCGCGATTGGCCGGAGAACTCGGATTTTCCTGTTGAGCAAGCCCGCCCGGTCCCGCCTGACTGGATCGCCAGTCAAACGCAATAAACGCCCCGCACTGACGGGGCGTTTTCTTTTCCGTTACGCGTAACACGAACATCCCTGACAGCCTCGCGTATGCGGGGCTTTTTCGTTTCTGGAGATTGACTTATGAGTGGTTTTATCCACGGCGTCACCACCACGCTGATCGAAACCGGCGCGCGGACTATTTCGCTGCCGTCGTCGTCGATCATTGGTCTGTGCGACACCTTCACCCCCGGCATTCTCGGCGGTGGCACGGCGCTGGCGGGCGAGCTGAAGCTGATCACCTCCGAGCGCGAAGCCATCGCGGCGTTCGGCGCGGATTCGGCGATTGCCAAGGCGGCAGCGGCGATCTATGTGCGGGCCAAGGCGGTGATTGTCGCTGTCGGCGTCCCTAAGCTTGAAGACGCCGCGCTGCAAACGTCGGCCATCATTGGTGGCGTTCTCGCCGGTGGCCAGCGTACCGGCCTTCAGGCGTTGCTTGACGGTAAGAGCAAGCACAACGCCCAGCCGAAACTGTTGATCGCCCCGGGGCATTCGTCGACCCAAGCCGTGGCCACCGCCATGGATGCCCTGGCCGGCAAGTTGCGCGCGATCGCCATCCTCGACGGGCCGAACACCACCGATGAGGCGGCTATGGCCTACGCCCTGGAGTTCGGCAGTAAGCGCCTGTACATGGTCGATCCCGGGGTGCAGTTCTGGGACACGATCTTGAGACGGTCGACGCCCCGGGCTCGGCCTGGGTCGCGGGGCTCTTTGCCTGGACCGATGCCAATTACGGTTATTGGGCGTCGCCGTCGAACAAGGAGTTTGTCGGCATCACTGGCACCACTCGCCCGATCGAGTACCTGGACAATGACGCCACCTGCCGGGCCAACCTGCTGAACAACGCGAACATCGCCACGATCATTCGCGACGGCGGCTATCGCCTGTGGGGTAACCGCACGCTGTCCAGCGACCAGAAATGGTCATTCGTCACCCGGGTGCGGACCTGCGACATCCTCATGGATGCGATCCAGGCGGGGCACAAATGGGCGGTCGATCGCTCGATCACTAAGACCTATGTGGCGGACGTGACCGAGGGTCTTCAGGCGTTCATGCGCGACCAGAAGAACGCCGGCGCGGTGATCAATTTCGAAGTCTACGCGGACAAGGAAATGAACACGGCCAGCCAAATCGAGCAGGGCAAAATTTACTGGCGAATCCGCTTCACTGACGTGCCACCGGCCGAAAACCCGAATTTCCTCATTGAAGTCACCAACGAATGGTTGACCGAAGTTCTTGAAACCGCCTAAGGGGGCCGCTCAATGATTCCTCAAGTTCTCTCCAACTGCGCCGCGTTTGTCGACGGCGTCAGCTTTGCCGGCGACGTGCCGACCCTGTCGCTGCCCAAGCTGACGCAAAAGACTGACGACTACCAAGGCGGCGGTATGTCTGCCCCGATCGAAATGGCCATGGGCCTGGAAAAGCTCGAGGCGGCGTTCACCACCAACGGCGTGCGCCGTGAGTCGCTGAAGTACTTCGGTCTCGCCGATCAGACCGCGTGCAACGTGGTGTTCCGTGCTGCCTTCCGGGGGCTGAAAGGCGTCGTGACGCCGGTGATCGTGACCATGCGCGGCGGTATCAAAGAGGTCGACATGGGCGACTGGAAGCCGGCCGACAAGTCCGAAATCAAGCACGCGCTGAAGCTGGTTTATTACAAGCTCGAAATCGACGGGCGTGTGATGTACGAGATCGATCCCATCAACATGATTCAAGTGGTCGACGGTGTTGATCAACTTGCCGCCGAACGCTCGGCCATCGGCCTCTAAGGACAGTGAACATGACTCAAGCAAGCGAAGCCAAGCCATTGCCGAAGTGGCTGGCACTCACCGATGACGGCGTTACCGTAACGCTGGCCTACAAGGCCAACTTTAACGGGATGGTCGTCGACAAGCTGACGATGCGTGCGCCCAGCGTGAGGGACCTGGACGCCGCCAAGGCTGCCGGCGGTGGCGATTATGAAAAGATGGAAAAGAGCCTGTTTTGCAGCTTGCTCACGGCCACCGACGTCGAGTTGGGGGGCCTGAAATACAAAGACTACAACCGTTTGCAGGCCGGCTATTTTCGTCTGGTTGAAGAAGACGACCTGTAATGCCGTCACCCTAAAGGCGCTGGCCCAACGCTTGGCCAAAGAGACCAGTTTCTCGGCGGCCGAGATCAAGGCCATGCCTTTTTCTGAGATGGTTTGGTGGCTCACGGATTGAGCCGCCTTTGTTCTCCCCGACGTATAGGGCACGCACATGGCGAATAAACTCGCGCTCGGCCTGGTCATTGGTGGGGCGGTCAGCTCCACGGTGGGCTCAGCGTTCAAGGACGTCACCAGTCGCATCAAGCGCCTGGAAGCCGAAGGCAAAAAAGCCCGGGTGCTGGAAAAGACCATTGGCGACACCATGCGGTTGCGCGATGAGTGGCGCAAGGCGCACATGGCGGGCGAGAAGGGTGCCAGCGCTCTGCTGAAACAGCTTGAGGGCAATATCAGCAGCCTGAAAAAGCAAGGCGTTGAAGTTCATAATCTGACCAAGGCCTACAACGCCATGGGTCAGGCGGCCGCCAAGGCTGAGCTGAAAGCCAAAGGTCACCAGCAACTGGATGAGGGCAAGCAGAAGCTCAAAAGCAGTGTCGGCCAAGCGGTAGCCGCCACGGCGGCGATGGCGATTCCGACCAAGGTCAGCGCGGACTATGGCGCGATCATTCGGGACATTGCGATCAAGGCGAACATTGTCAACAAGCCCGAAGAAGCGCAGCTGTCCAAGACGATCATTGGCACGTCGCGGGAAACCGGCATGGCGCGCAATCAGGTGGCCGAGGTGGTTAACGCCCTGGTCGGTGCCGGCATGGAGCTGGACAAGGCCCTGCAATACGCGCCGACGGCGGCCAAGTTTGCTGTGGGCCAAGGCTCGGATGGCACCGAAACCGCCAAAATGATCAACGCCCTGGGGCAGAACGCCAAGATCACCGACCCGGCCATGATGCAAAAGGCCCTGGAGGCGATCGCCTATCAGGGGCAGGCGGGCAGTTTTGAAGCGGCCGACATGGCGCGTTGGTTTCCTGAATTGCTGGCGGGCATGGGCAAGCTGGGCATCACCGGGATGGATTCGGTGACGCAACTGGGCGCCATGCTTCAGGTGCAAATGAAGACCGCCGGCGGCTCGGATGAGGCGGCCGGCAACCTAAAAAACTGGATGGAAAAGATCGGTTCGGGCGATACGGTCAAGGCCTACAAGGATGCGGGGATTGATTACCAGGGCTCGATGAACACCGGGCTGCAGAACGGTAAATCCACGCTGGAATCCAGTTTTGAGTTGGCGCAGAAGTACATCGCGGCGACCGATCCGAAGAAGGCCGCCGCCATGGCCGAGGCCACGGCCAAGATCAGCAAGGAGACGGACCCGGAAAAGGCCAAGGCCATGATTGCGTCCCTGGAACAAGCCTTGCGCACCGGCGATCTGTTCGCCGACATGCAGGTGAAGGGGGCCTTGACCGCGTACATGCAGAACAAAGACCTGTACGCCAAGTTGAAAAGCGAGTCAGCCAGCGCCACGGGGATCTTGGATAAGAACCTTGAAGAGCGTCGGCAGTCGTCGGCCCAGAAGTGGTCGGAAATGGCGCAGGGCGTGGATGACGCCATGCGCGCGATCGGCGATGCCTTTCGCCCGGTTACGGATGCGGTGGCGGACGGGCTGACCTACGTCAGTCAGGGGCTCAGCAAACTGTCCGACGAATCGCCCCGGGTGGTAACGGGCATCGGCGCGGCGGTGGCGGCGGTGATCGCCTTTCAGACGGCGCTGAGCAGTTTCAAGATTGCCAAGGGCCTGCTGAACATTGGGCGTGGCTCTCTAGGGGCTAATCCGAACATCCCGCAAAAGGTGATCGTGACCAATATGCCGGCCGGCGGTGGCGGCCTGGAGGGCGGCGACCTCGGTGGCGATGGTAAGAGGGGCAGGAAGGGCGGTCGGGGCGGTGGCCGTGGCGGCAGTATCGGCACGGGCATGAAAGGTCCGGCGGTGTTCGCGGTGCTTGAGGCGGGGTACAAGGCTGTCGACACCTACCAGAACGCCGAGACGCGGGACGAGAAAGCCGAAGGCTACGGCGAAGCGGCGGGCGGCTTGGCGGGCACGCTGGCCGGTGCGGCCGCCGGTGCGGCCATTGGTTCCGTGGTGCCGGTGATTGGCACGGTGGTGGGTGGCATCGTCGGCGCCGCGCTGGGTGGCATGGGCGGTGATGCCGTGGGTGGTGTGCTCGGCAAGTCGGTGTTTGGTGGTGATGATGCGCTGAAGACGCTGCCGATCGCCGGGCCGTTGATGATGGCCAATGCCGGCAAGGACATTCCGCCGGTGATGGGCGACATCGCCCGATCGTTCGCCGCGCCGAAATCCGTGGGGCCGCTCGCCGTACCCGGTGATGCTGCGCGGGCCATGATGTTGCCGCCGGCCAGTGCGGCCGCCGGCGCCGCTGCGGGGCCGTTGGCGTTGGCCCCGGCCGTCAAGGCTGAGCCGACAAAAATCGAGTCGAAGGTGGATATCCAGGCGCCGTTTACGCTGACGGTGCAAGGCGACGTGAAGGACGCGGCGACGCTGTATGCCCAGCTCAGGCCGTTGCTCGATCAGCACTATCGCGAGATGGCCAGACAGGTGGAGAGCAAGCAGCTTTTCGACACCCCGCACGTTTAATCAGGAGGGCTCATGGAAGCATTGGGGCAGTTACAGTCGGGGCTGAAGTACTTGGCCTCGGCCGGGGAAACCGGCCGGCGCAGCCTGGACGGCATGCTGGGCCCGGTGAATGGCGCGATCGGCGAAATCACCGGCGCCGCGTCCGAGCTGGAGGGCTTGCCCTTTGTCGGTCCGGCGATCGGCGCCAAGCTGCAAAGGGTCATGCGCGGGGTGAATGCCGCCCAGGCCAAGGTCGGTCAGGTGGTGGCCACCTACGGCACGGCCACCCGGGCACTGTCGCAAATTGATGAGCGCATGGGGGTGTTGAAAGAGCAGGCGGGCAAGGCGGCGACGGCGATTAACAAGATCGCCGGCAAGGCCAGTCCGGCGCTGGCCAACATCGTGCCCACGGGCGCCTTTGCCACGGATCAGACACCGGCGCCGGAGGCGGTGAAGCCGTTCCCGCACCTGCTGACCATCCAGCCGCAAGACCCCAAGGCGCAGCCGTATCACTTCAACCTCGACACGGCGGCGTTTGATGAGTTGCGCCGCTCGACGGAATTTCGGTGGGCCTCGCAGGAGCGCCTGTCGCGCCGCCCGGCGCAGCAAGCGGTCGGCATGGGTGACGAAAAAATCACGCTCAAGGGGGTGATTTTCCCGGGCTTCAAGGGCGGGCTGAAGCAGCTCGACACGTTGCGCGCGCTCGGCGCTCAGCTCCAACCACTGACCCTGATCACCGGTTATGGCGATGTGCTGGGCGCGTGGTGCCTCAAGAGTCTTGAGGAAGGACAGGGCGCGCTGATGCAGGGCGGGATTCCGCGTAAACAAGGGTTCACTCTGGAGTTTGTGCGCTATGGCGACGACATGCAGAACGTCTGACGGGGATCTGCTGGACACCATTTGCCATAACTTCTATGGCCACTTGAGCGGCACCGTTGAAGCGGTGTTGGATGCCAATCAGGGCTTGGCCGACGAGCCGCAGCCATTTCGCGCCGGTGTGCTGATCATGTTGCCGGCGCTGTCAGCCCCGGTCGCCGAGCAAGTCACCTTGTGGGATTGACCCCGTCTGGAGTCACTGCCGGCCACACCATCCGTTACGCGTAACGGCCTACCGACCTCGACCCGCCTAGTGCGGGTTTTTTATTGGGCAAAATTCATGACACCCAGCTTTAGAATCGTTGTCGATGGGGCCGATATCACCGGGCTGATCAATGATCGGCTGATCCAGCTGCGCACTACGGACAAGACCGGCATGGAGTCGGACGAGTTCGAATTGCGCATTGATGACCGTGACGGCCTGGTGACGCTGCCGCGCAAGGGCGTGGGGATCGAGGTCTACCTGGGCTATGTCGAGACGTCACTGACCCGCATAGGCCGTTACGTGGTGGACGATGTCGCGGTGTCGGGTCCGCCGGACACCATTGTGATCAAGGGCAAGGCCAGCGACATGCGCGGCAGCGGCAAGACCATCCGTAGCGGTAGCTGGGAAGACGTGCCGCTGTCGAAGATCGTGGCCGACATTGCGGCGCGCAATGGCTGGCAGCCGGTGTGCCCGGTGAACACCAAGGTCGCCCGGGCGGATCAGCTCAGCGAGTCGGATTTTAGTTTCATCACGCGCCTGGCTAAGCAGTACGACTGCACGGCCAAGGTCGCCGACGGCAAGTTGTTGGTCATGCCCCGCCAAGCCGGTCAGAGCGCCAGCGGCAAGGCTTTCGGCGCGGTCACCCTGACGCGCAGCGATGTGAGCCGCTGGCAGTTCCAGTTTGGCGATCGCAACGCGCACAAGTCGGTGGGGGCCAAGCACCAAGACAAGAAGACCGGCAAGCTCGCGGTGGTGTCCCTGGACAACGACGACGTGCCGGACGGCCTGCCGGCGGTGCATACCGATCGCCATATCTACCCGAACAAGACTGCCGCCGAGGCGGCGGCCAAAGCGCGCTTGGCGGCGTTCAACCGCTCGACGGCCGGGGTGCGCCTGGAAATGCCCGGGCGCACGGACCTGTTTGCCGAGCGCTCGATTAATGCCCAGGGTTTCAAGGTCGGGCTCGATGGCGAGTACCTGGTGGACTCGGTCGAGCAGGTTTACACCCAAGGCGGCTGGTCGACCACGGCCGAGTGCAACGGTGGCAAGAACGGCAAGGCCACGGCCAAAGGTAAGAAAGCGAAGAAGCCGGCGAAGCCGGTCAAGGTTGTCAGTCTGCAATAGCGCCCCATCACCCGCCGCGTGCGGTTTTTTATGCCTGGAGTTTGTATGTCACTTACCGAGCAACAGCTACAACGCATCATGCCCAACGCCCGCCGCCAAGCGGGCGTTTTTGTATCCGCCCTAAACGCCGCCATGGCACTCCGACAAATCAATACCCCGAAACGCCAGGCCGCCTTTCTGGCCCAGCTCGGGCACGAGTCAGGTCAGCTGCAGTACGTGCGTGAATTGGGCGGCAATCAGTACCTGAGTAAATACGACACCGGTTCGTTGG